TCTATTATTATTTTTTTTTATTATTTAATAAAAGAAAAAAATAATTGACATTATTGACACAATGCTTATTTATCAGTAGCTTGCGATACGAAAATCGACAATCAAATCGACACACATATGCCAAACCAAATCACAATATTCCAAAACATTAAGGAGACAAGCACTCCATTCCATCGTGATGTAATCAGTATCCTTGAGAGAGTCAAGGACGGTGCATCTAAAGACCTCGTTAAAAAGATTCGCTTAGAGAAAAGAAAGCAAGAACGAAATGAACTGAAGAAAGACCTGCCTGCTATCTGCTTCAGTGGTACCTTCAACAAGAGAGCAGACAACGCAATCATTGAGCACTCAGGATTGATATGCTTAGACTTTGATGGTTACGACAAACAGAAAGAACTACTGCAGGATAAAGAGAACCTGAGCAAAAGCAAATACGTTTACTCCGTATTCATCAGTCCTTCAGGTAATGGTCTGAAAGTATTGGTCAAGATACCCGAAGACATAGATGGTCATACAAACTATTTTAATAGCCTTGAGAAGCATTTTAATTCACCTTACTTTGATAAGACATCAAAGAACATCAGTCGTGTCTGTTATGAGTCCTATGACCCCTTAATTTACATTAACGAGAACTCATCAATATGGGATACAATTGAAGAGTCAGAATACAATGAGGTAACAAAGCACCGAGATGCACCTACAATTCCAATCACAGATGAGAATAAGATTGTAGAGATACTCGTTTAGAAGGGGCGTATCAAAAAAGGAAGTGCGGAGTCAGTTGCAAGACTCAGACTTAGACTCCGACACTATAGAGTCAGTGCTCAACAAAATCGAAGAGGACAATGCCAAGAAAACCTTTTGGACCAAGAACGATAAAGGCGTTGTAAAGATTGAGCACATACTATTCAAGCACTTCTTAGAGGACAATGGCTTCTATAAGTATTGTCCGGAAGGTGGTAAGAACTACGTGTTTGTAAAAGTAACGAACAACCTTATTGACCACACATCGGAGAAGGAGATAAAAGACTTCGTGCTCAACCACCTTATGGAATTGGATGACACTGCGGTATACAATTACTTCGCTGATAACACAAGGTTCTTTAAGGAAGAGTTCTTGTCAATGCTGAATACCATAGACATTTACTTCATTGAGGATACCAAGAACACATCATACCTATACTACCGCAACTGCGCAGTAAAGATTAGCAAGGACAACGTGGTGCCCATTGACTACCTTGACCTTGGTGGGTACGTATGGAAAGACCACATCATTGATAGGACATTCACTGCGTGTGGCATTACAGAGAAGTGCAACTTCAAGAAGTTCGTTAAGAACATTTGCGGTGATGACATGACACGTGTGCACTCCATGGAGTCTACCATTGGGTTCCTGCTACACGCACACAAGAACCTATCCTATTGCCCTGCGGTTATCCTCAATGATGAAGTCATCAGCGACAACCCTGAAGGTGGAACGGGTAAGGGATTGTTCATGAATGCGCTGAGTCAGATGAAGAAGGTGGTTACCATTGATGGTAAGTCATTCACATTTGAACGGTCATTCGCTTATCAGTTGGTATCAGCAGATACACAGATACTCGTGTTCGATGATGTGAAGAAGCACTTTGACTTTGAACGATTGTTCAGTGTTGTGACTGAGGGATTAACGCTTGAGAAGAAGAACAAAGATGCTATCAAGATTCCATTCAGCAAGTCACCGAAGATAGCTATCACCACCAACTATGCAATCAAAGGTGCAGGCAATTCATTCGCACGTAGGAAGTGGGAACTTGAACTGCATCAGTACTACTCCAAAGACTTCACCCCACTTGATGAGTTTGGTAAACTTATGTTCGGAGATTGGGATGATGATGAGTGGTGTCAGTTCGATAACTACATGATTGGGTGTCTTCAAGGATACTTGAACACGGGTCTTGTTAAGTCTAAGTTCGTTAACCTGAAGATTCGTCAGCTATCTGCTGAGACTTGCCATGACTTTATTGAATGGTGTGGATTGGTAGATAATGCGGAGCCAAACAGATTGCTTGACGCAGGAGAGAAACGATACAAGCAGGACCTATACTTGGAGTTCATTACTGAGTACCCTGACTACGGACCTAAAGCCAAGATGACTATCAGCAGAACAAAGTTCTACAAGTGGCTTGTGTCATATGCCATGTACAAAGAAGGCGTACTACCTGAAGATGGCAGAGACCAACAAGGCAGATGGATTCGTATCCGTAAAAGAACTGACTCAGATTATCCTACAAGCCAAGACTAATGATGGACTACAAAGGGCTGAATGTCATTGACAGAAAGCCCGGCTATTCCAACCTTGAGATGTTAAACCATTGCAATACCTTGTATGAAATTGTCACCAAGACAAAGGACATCAAGGTATTGGATGGTAGAGCATACGTAATCAAACAAGTTCTTAAACATAAGACAGACAAAGAAACAATGGATAGACTCAGCAATAGCATTGAGTACTACCAAAAACTACACGAAACAGAAATGAATAATCAAATCGAATTAAGAGACTATCAAAAAAGTATTGTCTCAAAGGCAGCAGAAATCATCAATGAGCACGGGTTCGTGTATCTTGCGATGGAAGTTAGAACGGGGAAGACTCTAACAAGCCTAAGCATCTGCGATAATATTCCAAACGTAGAGAATGTATTGTTCCTGACCAAGAAGAAAGCAATTGATTCTATCACTGCTGATTCAGATAAACTGTGCCCATCATACGTACTGTTCGTCATGAACTATGAGAGCATACACAAGCTACCTAAAGTAAAGTGGGATGTAATCATATGTGATGAGGCACACGGCATGGGTGCATTCCCAAAGCCAAGTCTAAGGTCCATGCAGGTGAGAGATTTAGTTAGGGATAACAATAGCAGAGTGATACTGCTATCGGGTACCCCAACTCCTGAGTCATACTCTCAAATGTACCATCAGGTATATGGCATTCCGAACAACCCATTCAAAAAGTACTCAAACTTCTATCGGTTCGCTGATGACTACGTAAAGAAAACTCAGAAGAAAATCAATGGCGTATTGATTAATGACTACTCGAATGGTTTGCCTACCATAATGGATGCTATGGTGCACTGCACAATTAGATGGTCCCAAGTAGACTCAGGGTTCGTAGTCCAAACTTCAGAGGAAGTATTGCGTGTGGATTTGGAAGAATCAACTTATAAGTTAATTTCTAAACTCAAAAAAGATTTGGTGGTTGAGGGTAAGAGTGAGACTATCTTGGGTGATACTCCCGTGAAACTCATGAGCAAACTGCACCAATTGTATAGTGGTACCATAAAGTTTGAGAGTGGGAAATCAATGGTGATAGACTTGAGCAAAGCCAAGTTCATCAAGGAACGATTCAAGTATCAGAAGATTGGCATCTTCTACAAGTTCAAAGAAGAACTCACTGCACTTCAGGAAGTCTTTGGTAATAAGCTAACAACTGAACTCAGTGTCTTTGAAGACACCGACAAACACATAGCGTTACAGATTGTATCCGGAAGAGAAGGCATCTCGCTGAAGAAGGCTGACTGCCTCGTGTACTATAACATTGACTTCAGTGCCACAAGCTATTGGCAGAGCAGGGATAGAATGACTACCAAGGATAGACTTGAGAATAAAATCTATTGGATATTCTCTAATGGTGGTATTGAGGACATGGTATACAAAGCCGTGTCCAAGAAAAAAGACTATACCCTATCTCATTTCAAAAGAGATTTGCTAATATTGTAAACGGTTCTTGAACATATGACTGAGCAGCAAATACAATCTAAGAAAATCAAAGAACTTGAGAGCCAAGGATACTACGTTATCAAGCTTACTAAGACCAATAAGAATGGGGTACCTGATTTGATAGCCATACCAAAAGAATCTGATGTTATTTTTGTAGAAGTAAAGACACCTAATGGAAGGTTGTCTGCCCTTCAGAAGTATAGAATAAAAGAGATTGAAAACCATGGGATTAAAGTTGATGTTTTTAGAGGGTGACAATGTTAAATATGTATTAGAGCATTGGTTCAATAGCAGAATTGCAGCTATTGAAGAAAGCATTGCTGATGAAATCATTAGTCAGTTGCTCAAGAATATAGATAACTTTCCAAAGACAGAGTCCGGAAAGTTCGCAGTAATATCAGGTGTAGTAAAGCAGGAGGTTCCGTTCTTCTTTAAGATTGAGTATACCAATGCTGAAGAGGATGCATTAACATTTCTTGATATAGAGCAAATAGGATTGGAAGAGTACTTAGATTCGATAGACAAAAACAAATACATAAAAAGCGAAGTCACATAGTTTATCCAATTGGCTAACAAAAAACATAACGCCCATCAGTTGGTTCTGAATTTCGAGATAGTACACATAAGTATATCCGAGTCAGAGTCAAGAACACGTGAACAAAAACGTGCAAGGAACATAGTCATATACACCAACCAAATACACAGATGCATTGATGGCATCTATGAGCATCTTGTTGACCGAGAGTATCAAGACTTTAAGGATGAAGTTGAGTCGGCAATTGAGTACCTTGAATATCTGAGAGACCATGGCGACAAAACATTTTGAGACAGAGCAGGACCTGATACGTGAGAGAAAAGCAATCGAAAGATTTGTATCCATCTTCAAGGGAAGGTTCGAGAAGCTAAGTCCTGATGACATTGACTTCAAGATATTCGATAAGGATAACAATCTCATTGCTTACGTTGAGGTAAAGGGACGGCTAAAGAATATTAGCATGGCATACCCATTACCCGTATCCGTTCAAAAGATAGCGAAGCTTTGGGCAAAGAGATTGAACCCAACAATCATATGGGCTTGTGACGATGGGATAATCTATGGTAAGCTAAAAGAATTAGAGGGCACCCTAAGATTAGGTGGAAGAAATCCGAGAGCAGGCTCTGCCAATGACATAGAGTTGATGGTATACTACGACAAACAGAAACCTCTAAAGTATATCAGATATGTGTGAGTGTCTTCAAAGACACTCACTTTTATTTTTCCTTTGGCACATACCCGTGTGCAGCATCTTTGGCTCTTTGTAGTTCTGCATCTATCTCTTTTCTATAAGCTTCATATGCAGGGTCTGACTCTAATGAGTTAGAGTATGGACCATACAATTGCTCATACATCTCCGGATAGTAACGCTTCATATCCTCTTTAGTCATAGGCTTATTCTGTGGCGTATCACTCCCTTCTTTCTCTTGAGTTGGACGATAAGACTTACTAATACCAAGTATGTCGTACATTGCCTCTTCATCAAACCCTTCAGCAAACCCATTATATAGACCAATGAATGGGTCAAGTTGTGCTCCAATAGTAATCTCGATAACAGGTTGCACCATACCCCATGTGGTATCTTCTTCAGTAGCTTTTTGTATCTTACGATATATCTGCATATATGGGTTGACTACACCATCACCTCTACGACCTTCTTCTCCTTCAATATAAGACAATGCACTTTCTACTGCTGTTCCGACAAGAGGAATTGACTCAATCAAATTAAGACCAAGCATTGCCCTTTTCATTTGTCTTATTACTTCTTCACGGTCCTCATCGTCTCCTTTAATATATTTAGCAAGATTAGATGTACCAACAAACAATGCGTTAGCCACTCCAAGGTTGATAGCAAAAGCACGAATGTCTTTTGAACTTGGCATCTTTCTTTCTTTTATTGCACGGAATATATTTGTCTGTGCAGTAAGTACTTTATTTATCTGCAAGAAAGTAGTGCTACCAAACATTGTGAATGCACGTGCCATCTCTGAACTATTCTGTTGAATAGGACTCTTCTCTGTACCTCTTCGGCTTTGAGCAGTGGCGTTATAGTTGTTGAATGCTTCTAACGCTTGAGCCTCAGTCATACCATTTGCAATGTTACGGTTATAGTTAACCATGTATCCCATCACTCCGAGAATATCACCGAGTACAGTTGGTCCCGCAGCACCGGTCTTGAATGCACGGACTGCACGTGCCCATATATCAGTACGCTTATTGATTGGCGTAAATACACTTGAGCCTGTTTCAAGACCATATACATCTCCCTCAATACCTTTAAGCATACGGTCTCTTACATTCGCAGACATACCATAAGCTTTACGTACTTGTTTTGGTAGAGTTGCAATAACCTTTGCACTATCAACCATAAACATCATCATATCTATAGGAGCCTGAATTGCTTTTGGTATTCTTGAGTCTTTAGAAAAGTATCTGTAATCCTCATATGCGTTTATAAAAGAAGTAGCTTGCTTCAAAATCTGAATGGCTTTGAATGAAAGTGCATACCCCGTAAACTTAGTCATCATCTTACCAAGTGCAGTTTGTTTTTCTTTCTGTCCTGCATTTGGCGTGATAGCAAAGTTTACTGAACGCCTAACTACTTGCTGCAATCCTGACTCTTCAAGAAGAACATTAAATGCATCATTATTAAATATCGCATTCATGTCTTTTACTCCTTCAGCATATGCCTTATACTTCTCCATGGTCACAAAGTGACTCTCTACTACATCTGTAAAGTCATAATTCAATTCTATTACTCCTGTTTTATCAGTACGTTCTTTCAAAGCAGGAGCAGTCTCAGCATTGAATATGCCACTGAAGTCCCCGTTATCTAACATATCCTTATTCACCTTCTTTGCTTGTGTGATTGTTGGGAAGTAGTTAGATATATATCCGAGGTTTACATCATTAACATTAGAGTATACTTTGTTTACTGATTCATAGTAATCGTTGCTGAAGTAGTCAACTAATTTATTTGTAAACTCTATAGCTTGAGGACCAACGATGTCTTTAATCTTCTGTATCTGAGCATCATTCCACCCCATCGCTTTTAGTTTTTTGTTTTGGTCATCATTTAATGATAGAGCATATATGCGTAATAATTTGTCTGCATTATATATCTCTTTTCCACCATTGATAACAAACTCATGGATACCTGTCTGAAGCATATTACGAATCTGCTTATACCCTTTGGTTATTCCGGGTATGCTATTCGCCATAGCATCTAAGTTAGTCATCTCTAAGAAGTATCCTACCTTAGACTTCTCATCCATTCTGTTTAGTGGACGATAGATGTTATCACGGAAGAATGTCAAACCCTTTGCATCATTATCAAATAGATTCATCAATGAACCTATATGAAGAATGCGGTTACGCATAAAGTCTTTCATACCCGTTATCGTAGTGAAATTCCAACGAGCAGCTAATTTTTTAAACCCTGACCATATCTGTAGTTTTTGGAAAGCTAATCTAATAGCAGCCCTATCTTGTGTTAGTTCACCATTAGTCTTTTCTCTAACTACAGTTTCTGTTTTTAAAACTTTAAATTTATTTTGACCCCCATTCAATACAATTCTATAAATCTGAGACCCATCTGTAATATCAACATACAAACCATTTGGGTCTTTGAATTTTACAACTGCTTTTATCTTAGGTTGATTTGGGGATGAAGTATCTTGAATAAGCACATTCTCACCTACATTTAATTGTGCTATCTTATCATTTGATAAAGCTACATCTTTAACTTCTGATATAAATAATTCAGGATACAACTCAGCTATTTGGTCAGTGGCTTGTTTATTTATAGCCTTGTATTTCAAATTCCTAACTTCTCTGCGAGTCCTTAATCTCATGATTGATTCAGCACGAGCCGTCTGAAGTTCATTATATAACTGCTGAACATCTTCCAACTCCATAGTCATTAGGTCCCCGAAAGTATCAAATGCATATGCTTTATCAATAAGCTTTATCTCATCTTGAGTAAGTTGTTCACCGAGCAATTCTTTTTGAATAGCTTCCTCAATTAGCCCTTTACTATCTGCATCTAATAACTCATTAGCTAATTTTGTCATGAATTCAGTATCATTTTTTACTACTGCTTCAAGAATAGACTTTATATTTTTAAAGAATTGTTGACCTCTTGCATCAAGACCACGCCCCCTACGCTTACCACTTTTGCCAATTGAAACTTTAGCTTTCTTGATAACCAATTTCATCATATTCTCAATTACAGATGTTTTCATCTTGGCTCTCTGCTGCTGAACAATAGCCATTACCTTTTCGGTATCTGCAAGTATTGTGTCTTCAGTTGCATTGCTTATGATTGAGATGAGTTTATTTATCTGAACTTGAGAATATGTATCAGACTTAGGTAGTACAGAACGTATAAGGTTCTTAACTGCAATCTTAGCCTGTTGCAATTCTTTGGCACCAATCCTACGCTGACGAAGATTATTTCTGATGGCAGCTATCTGACGGGTTACATTCGTATTGGCTGAAGTATTAAGAGTCCTATCAAATGCACTAATCAATTCCATTTGAACAGTACTTGGTCGTGCATCTAATGCTCTATCAAAAGCACTAATCAATCCCATCTGAACAGTATTTGATTGAGTTTTGTATACTCTATGCGCTTTTAACAAACTAATCGCTTTAGCTCTAATTTCTTCGGCAGTTTTTGTCCGAGTTCTACCTACAACTCCTCTTGCATTAAGGTTAGAGAAACGCTTCAATTCAGTAAGGACATCAGTAAATAATTGAAGACCATCTTTTATATTAGCAAAAGCAGGAGGCAAAGGCGTATTTGTATTTACCTGTATATCATCTGACTGAGCCTGATATATAGGATGTGCCTTTAGCAACTCAATAGCCTTCTCACGAATCTCACTCCATGTTTTGGTTTGTTCCTTACGGATACCACCACGAGGACCTGAGTGTGCAAATCGCTGCAGTTGAGCACGAATGTCAGTAAACAATTGATAGCCCTTTGCAATTCCACCTTGAATATTAGCAAACTCACGAGGCAAATTAGTATCAACATCTATATTAACTATAAGTGCGTTCTTAATGTCATTGGCTCTGAATCCACGATTCAATAGTACTTGCTTGATAGCAGCATCAGAGAATCCATTAGCACGTGCCTGTTGGATGATTGACTGCATGGACTGAGTGCTGCTGAACATGGCATCAGGATTCTTCAGAGACTTCTTCTGAGCCTCTGTAAGAGAGATTTCCTCACCGCTGAATATGTCTGCTAATGCGGTCTCAATAAATCCATCAAGAGTAAGATTCTGAACATCTTCTGCAGTCAAGTCTTTTGACATCTTGAATTTCTCTTTGATGAATTTAAAGACATCAAGCAGCCAATTCTTAAAGTTAGACTTTACAGATTGATTGACAATTACCTCACCCTTGTTACCAATAAGAATAGCCATAGTCTCATTGATAGCACGTGCCCGGTTATCCGGGTACTTCTTCATTTGAGCATCGAATATCTTCTTTACATTCTCATCATTAGCTATACCATCCTCAACCAACTGCGTACCACGCTGATATAGTTGTCTTCCTTTTTCTGAAGTCTGAAGGTAGTCTGTCCATACGTGACCAAACTCATGCACTGTGGTATTGAAAAGGTCCGACTCGCTATTGTGTACATCAGGATTGATATATACATCTCCATCTACAGTTACACCATACACAATTTGGTTACCACGCATATACATCTCGGTACCAACCTGAGACATTATAGTATCAAATGATACCTTATCTGTAGATATAGTTACACTTGGGAATACTTTATTTAAGAAGTTTGCAAGCTTCGTTGCATTAGAAAGATTCCCTTCAGCAAGAGCATCTGTAAATTGTTGTTGAGTTAATCCATTTTGAACAGTACCTTTTGTGCCTACGCCTTCTGAAAGGCTTGCCCTTCCGGCAGTTCCTCTACCCAACTTGGGAGTGGTGTCTCCCATTCCTCTTTGGGTAGTTCCCCGTAAAGAAGATAAATCGCTAATCCTTTGTTCAGCACGTAACCTAACTTCTCTGCGAATATCTTCGATTGATTTTTGAGTTCTAATTCCATTTGATTTCCCCCACGTTGGGTCTGCACTTCTGTTTCTTGCAATGAGTTCTGTTGCTCTTTCATAAGCTGTTTCTTTATTTTTTCTTGATTCAGATATGTAGTTAAAAAGTTCTTGCTTTTTTACTTCTGTTCTATTCTTATCGTTAATACCAATACGTTGAGCCTCCCAAGTAATAGACTGCATTTCTCTTGGTAGGATTCCTGCTACTTGTGCTGCTCTGATATAAGCCTCTTTTACTAAAGCATATGTTGGTTCAAGGCTTCCATTAAATAACCCAAAACCACTTGCATCATTTGCAGATATAGGAGAGTTTAATGCAGCAGATAAAGCGTGAGTATCAGCCGTTACATAAGGAGTGCTTGAATTAGGGTCAACAATATTATTATAAAAGTTTCTTACCTTATTACCATTACCCAAATTCTCATTCACATTTTTTACATCTCCATTTCTGAATATGTTAATCGCTTTTGATATTTCAGATGTAGAATTCCATCTAACAGGAGTAGTATCAAATCCAACAAATGCACCTGTAGGATTTGTTATCGCAACCTTTGGTGAGTTTATGGCTTGGTCAAATGCTCTTAAAATAGTAGCCTGAATAAATGTTCCATCATTTTTATTCTGAGCCTCGTTTATTGATACCTCTCCAATCTTATTAAATAAATCAATTAGAATTTCAGCGAAAGCATTTGGAGTACCACTCTTGTCACTATTATACTTAACGGCTCTATCAACAATATCCTTAGTCAACTTAGTATCAGCATACTTGCTCATTATTTCAATAGTCCTTTCAGCTACTGATACGTTATTAAACCAATCATTCTGAGGACTAAGCGCAGCAATAATACCTCCGACTTGTTCTACAGTCATGTTGTACTTATTTGCTATAGCATTTGCCATTCTATTTGCTCCTACATACCACTGCTTACTGTCTTTTACAAACTCAGGAGTTAGTGTATCATACAATGCCAATAAGTTTTGAGACATTACATCTGTAAACTCTGATAGTATTTTTTTTGCTACCTTATTAATTTCTTTCTTTATCTTTTCTTTCTCTTCTTTTGCAGCCTTACCGCTTCCGGTTATTGATTTATACTGCTTTCTTAGAGATTCTATTTTTTTAGCTAAAGCAATATTCAAATAAGGCAGATTGAATATTACATCTTCTCCATCTTTTTTATAAGATATTTTACCCGAAGCAATATTAGATGCAGTAGTTACTACACGACTATTAGGAGCATGAGACTCTGAGAATATATCTTCAGCACTATAATCTTCTTGGTATCCATTTATTGTTTTTACTGTAGGATTATTTTCCCCTGCAACAACATCTTCTTCTCCTGTAAGTTTAACACCAACTCCTTCTTTTTCTAAATCTGATATTATAGATTCAGACTTAGCTTTTATCTCAGGAGAACGATACATTGCATCCTTAATCTTAAAGTCTTTGTTATCTCCCTTATTTTCTACGAATCCAAATTTCTTATAGAAATCAGTAAGCCTTTTAACTGACTGTCCACCAAAGTCTGTTGATGGTGTAAGAGTAATCTTTAAGCCATTAGCATCAGCATATTTTATTATCTCTTCCATCACTTTAGTTCCAACACCTGTATTCCTCTTGTCTTCAGGAACTACAATTCTTGAAAGAGTAATGTCTCCTTTATCTAAGTTACCCGTAAGGTCTAACTGAACACCATACCTCTCTTCAAGCTGAGTAGAAAAATCAATAGGGTTTATTTTTTCTTCTGCTCTGAACTCAACCTTTCTATTGGATGCCTGAAGTATAGACTCAAGGTCAGATACCTCTTGCTCAATCGCAGTACGTTCAGCTACCAAATTACTTACCTCATCTACCTGCTTCTTGTTCGCATTGTATACGTTGTTCTCAATGTCAGATAGTGTGGCTCCCTCAGCAACCTTCTCAGCTAATGCAGTGATGACACCATTAGCTTTATCTTCCTCTAAGGTATCGAAGTTTGCAAGGTCCTCTTCTGTATAGTCAATACGCTGACTAATTGATTCAGTAATCTCATCGAGGCGTGTCTTTGAAGACACTAAATCCTCTTGTGCTTGGGCTACTTCTTCTTTAGTTTTTTCGGCAACGACTTGAGGTTCTGTTTTGGGTTTTCCTTCCTCCACCGTTTCGCTAATTCCGGTTTCTGACTGAACAGGAACCGCACTTGGGCTTTGCTTTTGAATGGCATCTTTTAATTTTTTATTATATATACTGAGTGCTTCTTTATCATTATCTATAGTTACACGAGCACGAAGAAGTCTGCGACTATTCATGTTGTCTAACTCCTTCGCAAATTGTTCACGAGTCATAACCTTACCACCCATGATGATTTTAGATACACCTTGACGAGTACCTACAATATCATTAATGTCAACTGCAATTGTTTCACCATCTCCTACTTTTGTTTTGCTCTCAGGAAGTAGTTTCTTAGTCTCAGATATTAAAGCAATCTCTTTATTGATATTGTTAATCTTGTCTTTATTTATTGTTTTCCGGGCTTCTGTTGAAGACAGTTCATTTCTTGCAGCCAACAAATTCATCACCCTCGCCTCAACCTTTTTACCATTACCAACAAGACGGCTTGTTGTTCCAACAGATACAAGTTCACGTGCATCTCTACGTAAACCTACATTCTGCTGAATGCGTTGGTTAACAGAGGCATCAATCTTCCCAAGCTTCTGCATATTGTTAGCCCACTGAGATATTCTTTCATCGCTAACATTCTCACGGGCTACACGGTCTATACTTGTCAAGTCATAAGCCAATTCTTTTTTGGCTTGGTCTTGTGATTGAAGGAATAGATTCGCTGCCATGCTTGATACATTACTACCAAGACCGCCTAATGCTTCGAGTCCAATTTCTTTTGCATTTATCTCTTGACCTGCTACCACTTGTGCAGTAAACTCACCAAATGCTTCTGCTGCCGGGTCATAAACAATCCTTTCCCCAACTTGTGTTGCAATTTTTACAGGAACTGTAGCTAATTTACTTGTCGTAAATACCTTACCCGCAATACCACTTGTAAGATAATCAACTACTGCAATAGGTATACCTCTTTTTAAACCTAATTCAGACCCTTCACTCCATACTGTGTCATCTAAAAGAGCAGCCTCTACTTGTTTTGGGTCTAAAATATTGTAGCCTTTTTCACGCATTGTGTCCATGATAGAGTTGGTATACTCTAATGCGAACTGCGTTACTGAAAGACCAATCTTCATACCTCTAACTCCACCTGCTATAGCACCACCTGTTACAGTTGCAGGGGCTAATGGTCCACCTGCTAATCCTGCAATAGCACCTGTTGCTGCACCTGCAGCACCCATAGTTGGTACTATTTTTATACCCATAGGTGCCATTTGAGCCAAAGTAGTAACAACAAGTGTTGACAATGCTTCTGCAGGGTCAGAGAAGAAAGTTTTTGAGAACTCTCCATCACGAGCCAAATTGATTCTTGTCATTACTCGTGATTGACCGCCTGAAGCATCCATGAGATTCTCAGTAATTATTCTTGCTACCTCTTGTCTATCACTTATATTCTTTACATCCTTTAACCCTAATGTCAATAATGCTATTTGCTCTGCTGCTTGACCATTATCTATAGCATTTCCTACAGATGAAATAAACCCGGCTAAGTTTTCCTCATAATCACCATTGCCTTCTTTGTTCCACTTTGCATCGTAGTATGTCTTAGACAATTCATATTTATCAGCAGCAGATTGTTTAGCTGCTTTTACTTTTACTAATTGAGCAGTAAGACTTTTGATATTCTCAGCATCTTGTGGTGTCTTAGGAACTATAGTACTTATTTTCTCAATAGGCACATTGTATAGTTCCATTGCAGTTTGATTTAAAGAATCATACTCTTGCTTTGCTATAGAATTAATCTTTATGGCTTCTCCTGCAATCTCATTCTGACGCTTTGCAAGGACTTCATCAAATGCTTCACGTGTACTTTGAATAGGTCCATCTTCAAAACCCATGAACTCTACATCATATACCTCTTCAAGAAGAACATCTTTTTTATTTAGAACATCTTCTCTTTTTTTCTCAAGTTCATCTGTTGAATATTGATATAAACTCTTACCATCTTCACTGAAGTACTGAGGATTTTTTAATTTTTGCTCAGGAGTTATTATCTTGCCATCAAGCAAGTTATCAATTAAATCAAGTTCATCTTGGAGTTTGGTATAGTTCTCATACTTCTTTTTCTCAGCATAGTAATCTAATCCCTTTTCTTTATAGAATGCTTGACCTTCAATATCAAAAGCATCAATATCTTTCCAATCTCCCTCAGCAAAGTCTTTAGCCTCTTTATCAGAAGCAAACTCAAATACCTCACCACGCCTGCTTGCTTCAGCAAATGCCTCTTCAAATGGCAACTCCATCCAATCCCTTTTGTCTGTGGTATAAGCTGCGTTTGGGTCTTTAGGGAATAATGTAGGAACTACAAAGAACCTACCATCTTGCTCAAATGATGTGAACTTTACAGTTGAATAGGTACCATCATCATTTAATCTACCCACTTCTCTCATTCTCTGAGCACGAAGTGCTTTGCCTATATAGTCCTCAGATTTTTCTTCTTCACGCCCTTGCGCATATAAAGTAAGAAAGCTACGAAGCTTTTCAGATTCAGCAACTTCTGTAGAAGTAAGGAATGGGTCTAAGTCAATTTCAATTTCATGCTTACCATCAGATGTACGAACATACATTGAATCACCTGTGCCGGATTCTTCAAAATGAAACCCATAGGCATTGAATCTATTGTTTAATTCAGGAACTACATCTCCTTCTTCTTTATCAATAAGGTTTGCATTTACATCCTGTATGTACTGTTGAAACTGAGCATCTTGATTTGCTGCAATATTGCTGCTCTTTATAAGTTTCTCTTCTTCTTGAGCCTTTAATATGTCTGCTTTCTTTTGTTGCTCTTTTAACTTATTAGTTTCATCAACTATGGTTTCATATTTTTCTAAAGCTTGTGGAGCACCAAAGTCAGTTGTAGTTATAAGAGTATTATCTTTTGCTATAACCTCAACTCGCTGAGGTGGAGCAGGTGGGGTAGCAGGCTCATTAAAATAAATAGCATCTACTCCACCTTTAGGAACTCTTGACGAAAGGAAGTCCTCTTCCTTTTTTGCACCAAGATTTAATGCATACTCATTGGTACCTGATGATTCCGAAGAACCAATCCCCGATAAGAATTCCGAACCTGAGATGGGAGCCGGGGCTTCTTTTTTTTTTATAGGTTCAATTATGGACGGAGCAGGACCAACACCAAATTGCCTAACGAATTCTTCTTTTGATTTTGTGTATGCACCACTTGAAACAAGACCATTATATAGTTTGTCTTGATATATAGAGTCTTGCATTTGTTTTTGAAATTCATCAAAAGATTTTGTATATGCGCCACTTGATACAAGACCATCATATAATTTTCTCAATCCATCCATACTACAAAGTTATATTTTTTTTATTCGTGTTTATTATAGATTATTAGCCCAACCCGGAGTATTGGTTTTTGTAGGTGTAACAGTTGAAAGTGGTTTTGATTCTGCTGCTTTTTTATCTGCTTCTGCTTGTGCTGCTGCTGATTTTTCTGCTCTTGTTTTCTCATATTGAATTTTTGCAACAGGGAATTTCTGTTCAGCAGAAGCAACACTTGCTGCTAAAGCTTTCAATGATTCAATATAATTTTTAGAGTTATTAGCATTGGTACCATCAAAACTTAATTCAAGTACCTTTTTATCTTTTGCATCTTTAATTAAAACTACATCAGAAGGACTACCATCTCCTGTTGCCTTATACCCTTGTAATCCCGGTATAGCACCCAATATACCATTGAAGTAATCAATCGCACCATCTTCATTATCTTTATAGGTTTTTAATGTTCCTTCACTAAACAATGTTCCAACATAATTTTTAAACTCTTCGTCTGTATTCATCTGCTCGGCTTGTGAACTTTTTTCATATGTCTTATTAAGATTTTTACCATATGCTCCTTGTTCAGAACCTCTACGTACTGCATTCATATCAAGAGTAGGGTCAAGGAATCTTCCAACTGTAGCTACAAAATCATTATAGTCTCCAAAGTTAAATGTTTTTGTAATACCACTTCTTGTTATAGAAAGACCACTTTTTGTCCTATTAACTGCAGTAACATCGGGACTTGCTAATACCCAACTCAATGCAGAATCTATCTCATCAGAAGTACCACCGTATAGTTTTCCTATCATATTACCTGAATCTGCATCAGCTTTTTTCTTATTACTCGCTTCAACTTGCCATTGTTGTACAGGCTGAGGCTGCTGCTCTTGGGTTACTTGTACACTTGTCTTTCTATCAAGAGCATTACGTGTCTGAGCACGTAGGAACTTAGTAGCTGCCTCTGTTTGCTTCTCACTAAATACAGGCTTAGGCATACCTGAGCCATCATCTTCTAATAAGATATACTTCTCATTTGTCTTTGCCAATTCAGGGTCAAACGTAGGCTCATAAAAATCTTTAGTACCCGGTACCTTGTCAATTGCATCAGTCAATAGGCTCAACTGATTATATGGATTTGACAATTGAGCATTTATAGAATTCATCTCCCACTCTTGATAAGCAGTAACTGTCTTCTTATCCTCATCTGACAATCGAGTTCTATTCGTTGGGTCCAATATCTCTGTTACATTAGCCATCTTATAAAGACCCGCTACTTTTGCAATTGAAGCAGTTTGAAATTCTCCCAATGCGCTAACCTCTCTATCTACTGAACCAACATAATCAAACCTATCCAACTTGACATTCATCCTATTCCTAAGTTGGTTTACAGTTAGATACTTGTCAGGGTTCTCTTCCATAACCATCACCTCTTTACCATCAACAACCTTCTTGGTCATCCCGGCAAGACTTACTGTATAGTTAGTTGGATTGATATACGCTTTAGTATTCTTGAAATTACTTAGACCCTCTACCTGCTCCATAAGCCAAGCCTCAGTATCCTGAGATTCACCTGCTTGGTATCTCTTCATTGCTTCTGATGCTTTTTCTTGATACTCTTTTGCAACTTGGAACATCTGATTGGTACCATCATTTAGATTCTGACGAGCAACGGTATAGTCTTTTACTTTAAGCATACCACTCTTCAATAGTCTGTCCTGAAGCAAACGTGCTTGTGATGCATCAGCTGCATATCCTAATATCCATTCATTGGCTGATTTAAAATCCCCGGTAGGAGCATTAGATAATGTTTCACCAAACTCTCTCGATGCTTGGTCTATTGCATCTTTCTTTTCTTCACGCAGTCTATCCTCTTCACGGAGCATATCAACTACGTTCTTACCTATCTCAGACCAATTTATCTGAGCATCTATATTCCGTTCAGCGTATTTATAATATGTTGCCATGTCTTATCTATTAGGAATATAGAATGGATTCATGAACTGTGCATCTATATTAGGAATTCCTAATAGTTTTGCACGTTGGTCTGCACTTAAATTGTATGGGTTGATATATGACTTGCTATTATCAATACCACCATAGTTCAGGTAGTCACTACCAATTTGAGATAGGTTGCCTTGAGGCATCTTAGACATACCTTGAAACTGTGCCATAAACTTAGGGTCATTAAACAACTGCATCTTCTGCTCAGTGGTTAAGTTCGGAAACAACTTGCTCATATCTTGAGGAGTCATTTGACCAACCTGATTGGTACTAAGCGGTGTGTTAGTCGCAGGTGTGTTAGTTGCAGATGTAGTAGTAGGCACAATAGGTAGTCCCGTCAATGGGTCAATGCCTTTTTTTCTTGCGTATAATGGGTACAATGAAAGACCCTGCGTCACCAAACTTGTAACACCCTGTATGCCCTGCTGAGTAGCAAGACCCTTAGCCTCTGCTGCTTGCGCTGCTGCTAATTGAGCACCCTCTACTTCACTCAAGTCTAACTGTATCCCAACATCACGCAGTCGTGCATCTTCTTGTGCAGATAGCTTCTCAAGACCCATCATCTCTTGACCCATTGCCGTTGCAATCTCACGCTGACCCTGTTGTTGCGCCATCTGAACACGACCTGCAACTGCTGCTGCACCACGTTCACTCTCTTTACCCGCCTCAATAGCCTGTGCTCCCGCAGCTATAATAGCCTCACGTTCCAATTCATATGGCTCCTTCTGAATTGCTAATTGGTCATAGTAATTCACCTCAAGCTTTTTACGAGCCTCAGCCATCATCTTAGATGCCTCGTCTTCTGCTTGTTGTTGTATCTTCCTTTGCTTACGAGCCTGAGCAAAAGACATCCCGGTTGTTGCTGCGGTTGTTGCTAAACCAACCCCTGCTGCTACAGTTGTAAATGCTGCCATTTTAAAATACTTTAATCATTTCAGTTGTGTACTTATCACCCTCGATATATCCAAGAGTCTTATATGTCTCAATAAGTCCTCTGTGCTTTATCAAAGCGTAACAATATTTATGCCCCAAGTTTTTTGCGATATTCGTTAGTGTCTCAATCAGCAAACCAATTGCCTGTTGGCGTTGTGGCTTCTTCCTGTAATCTTTATTTGACACTATCCAATCCACCCAAGCTACACCACTATTGGTAGTATAGAGAAATCCTGCACATATTGGAGTAGTGTCTTCAAAGACACACAATCCACCTATGCCATCCGCAGGAAGGAAGTCTTTCTTTGGTGGCTCCCAACCCCAAGATTCCCACCATCCCACAAGGAAGTCGGAGTAATCGGTTTCTTTTAAAGGTTGAATATCTAATTCCATATACTACAAATTTACGGAAAACTTTTCATCACATCAGACTCCACTGCAAACAACTCAGTCTTATCAGTATTGTTGTTCTCAATTGTGAATATGCAATAGTGACCCAATACACCATGAGACTCAGCAATAGAGTTCTTGATGTACAGGTAGTATGCAGTTGCAATTGATGGCAAAGAACCTGAAGGAACAGTTGTGTCAACCACTATGAAGTTTTGTCCTGATGGATAGTTCTGAACCACATCAGTAATCTTACCAATAAATACAGGAGTGCTATATGGTGGTGGTGCACTGTATAGGTTGTCGCCAATGCTCACGATATTGCCAATAGATACTAATGGAGATATTGAGAAGTTTATCACAACCGCTGCAGGTACTGCCGTATTTATAGAAACGCTTCTACCTATACCGTTCAACGACCTCAATGGGAACTCTTGACCCGCAGTAGCAGGAGTAGTACCCGCATTTCTGATGAATGCATACCAAGACGCTTCCTTCTTCTCAAACCAAGTCTTATTAATAAACCCGGTAGTTTGAATGTCTGTCTCAATTTCTGCTTCCCATGCATGGTCTCCCTCTAAGTTTAGAGTCTTGAACAATTTGTTTTCTAATGGTGCATCATTGAATACACTCTGAATACGAGATGTATACTGAACACCATAGAAGTTATTCCTCACGGGATTGACATTGTGACGATACAGATTTCCACCCTTAAAGGTGTAGAAGAACTGATTCATTCCTATCATCCAATCAGGATAGAAGGAGAAGAAGGATGTCCATCCTGTTACTCCATCGTCATATGTTAATGTATAGTTTGACATATCTATTTTTTAGCAAGTGCAACTTTGGAATGTAACTGTCAATACTGATGGTCCAAAACTACCTGCTCTTGCGCATACTATAGAACAAGTTAATGGTGGTATAGTTATAATTGTTGGAACACCATCACATCCTGTGTAGTCTATAGAGTGAGAGTTAGATGGGTCAGTATTACATACTTCATACTGACAACAAACCGCAGAACAATTGAATGCTCCATTATTATTCAAAACTACTGTAGTAGTTGGAGATGATATAGTGGTACCAATAACCTCATACCAACAATTAGATATGCTTGTATCAGATACCTTAACCAAATCCCCTATTGTTACAGGAACATTTGCTATTGCATAAACAGTATCATTGTCGCAACATCCGTTCAATTCCCAAACATCAGGAACAGAACTGCAGTCACAATCATCAAGTGTAACTGTAAGCCCTACAGGAGTAGTAAGTATTTGACGAGCACAAAGAGTAATTGTCTGAGTACCATTCAGGCTGAATGTAATAGTGTTACCATCACAGTCTTCATAATTGAAAGATAATGGCGTACCAATAGTATTCTCAATTACCCAAGATGCACATTGTGAAGTGCATGGGTCCGTAGTAGAACTAATGAATGTAGCCGTAGATGGTGAAACAGTAGTGCTTATAACTTCCCAAATACAACCGGGGTGTCCATCAACCAATACACGGTCACCGGGATTCAAAGTTCCGGGAGCAGTAATAATAACTTGCTCATTGGTATAGCACTTCTCAACTATAAAATTCAAGTCGTCTACGCATATACCAAAGCTTATAATAACACCATTAGCATCTACCTGAATCCATCTGTATGATGGACTCATAGCGCCTGTGTTATAGAATCCCGCAGACAGAGGGAACTCGCCATTGGGGTCAGAGAACACCATGTCATATAATCCGAAAACTCCACCGCTTCCATTTACGTGTACATAGTAATACTGTACTGATGTATTTAGAAGACAAGCACCATCACCTGTAGCCCAACCGATACTACCTTGCCATGTTGGCAGTACTTGTGGACACTCAATCTCAATACTAAAACTTGTTCCAACACAAAGACCATATATGTATGTGTTCAATACGGTATATGCATTAGAAGTTTTAGGGATTACCATAGTGCACATTCCGGGAGCAGATGTAGTTAAATCTAATTGACCCGAAACAACTGTTACAGTTTGAAAGCTTGTCTCTACAAATCCTGATTGCTTGTATTCAAATATTGGAAGGTCCACGTGTGGTGAACCTGCAACTATACCACAATCCGCAGATGTTTGACCGACATACGTAGGAAATCCTACTGTACCTTGCAACCAACCGTAATTCTGAGAAGACATACCATTGTATGAATTGGCACCAAGTTCTGCAATGATGCCATCAGGAACACTCAATGGTTGAAATCTAACAACAATAGCGCCTAAGTTAGACCCTGTATTCGTATCTATATAATATGTTCCTTCTGCCCCTTCTCCAACTATATTTGTGTTACACGGAGTAGTACATGATGGACATATAACAGGTGGCAATAGCACACAATCAACCTGCTCTCTAACGACAGAGCCATCAGAATAGAATCCATCAGGCGCACAGGTAGTCAATGCATCGTCTATAAACACTGCAGTTGCACTTGATAGAGTAGGACCGTTTAAAAAAACTATTTCGTTTGAAGCCATGATTTTATTTTATGAAGGACATCCGCAATCCAAAAATGAAACATTTACATCTCCTGTCAACACAATCGGTATAATTGATGAACATAGGTTTACAGGTGTACCAATAGGTATATCCATGTCTATGCTTTCTGATGTAAAGCAATCAGTATATCGAATAGAACCACCAAACTCTGCATATATGCTATAGTATGAGCATAACTCAGCACACTCTACACATCCGCAACACGCATCATATACATCTACATCAGAGTAACAAAGCTGAGTCTCAACGGGAGTTCTTAAATCCCATATCAAATACAATATGGTATCAGTAGATGTTGGCATTGTAAAGTCAGCATAGTATGTTGGTGATGCACCAAGCAATGGAGTAGCAGTATTTGCTGCTGCCAATAAATTAGCTATTTCGATAGGGTCTCCACATTCATAATCAGTATTTGTTCTCAACCACATGAACTTATTGAAAGCCGGGTCAAAATCAAAATTATCAAAATTGATTTTATTAGAGAACATCCTAACTGTAGTGCCATCAAGAGGAATACTACCTACACCTTGGAAACCTGTATAGCTATTACACCATGAGACAAGTGGGTTAGCAGTACCTGATGACAATGTAACTAATCTTGATGTTAGTGGGCTAATGAATGTGCCATTAATATATTCATATTCAGAATGAATAAACTTACCACCATCAGCATCATTACTTATAACAATTTCTCTTATCTCAATCTCAGTTGGCAATGGACAACCTACATTTACTGCAATAGACATATCTCCACTGATAGGTATTATCTCAATATCCACAATTGTAGGAGTTATATTATTCTTTTGTATCGTAAAGCTACCTGAATTTGTAACTATACCTGAAGAAGTAGTTGAGCCATTGTATGTAGCTTGAACCATGAATGAATCACCCGGAGCAACATCGACTGCAGTCCATGTAACATCAAATGGTCCAACCAATGTACCTAAGTCAATACAATATTGCACAACTGTAGGAGTTGTAATCACAAATGCCTGTGGCGTATTACACCCTATGCAATTGTCAACAGTAGGAATTGGTATATCATTATTGGTTAAGACATACTCAGTCATGTATGGGTCGTACCCACCAAGCTTTTGAGTTCCTAAAGACTCAATGAATAGGTCCCTGAACCAAGGACGCATCCCTGCTTCTGAAACAACTTGAAGTCTTTCGTTATTGTATGAATCCCCTTTTAATTGGATAACTGCACCACGTTTAGCGTCAGTAAAGAATTTGTCTTCTCCCCATTTCGCATAACTCTCAGGATTAAAGCTATTACCAAAATTCTCAATACGAGCAATCTGAGTACCCAATACTTCAGGTACAGAAGTAATGGCACCACCTGCAGCAGCATCTGACAACAAGTTCTTACCTGCTAATACATAAGATATTTTATCTTCCTGAAGAACAAGGATGTCTGTCTCACGACCATCAATCAATGTGATTGGTCCGAATGAATCTTCAAGTGGTTTAAAGTTTAGCAATCCAAGGTTGAATTCATTAAGCCTATTTACATTGCTCTCGTCATTATAGATTCCACTATATGTCAAGTCAGCAAACCTATCTGCTCTTATATAATCTTGGGCAGATACTGATACAACACGGTTACCTAAATTAAATGTCTTACCTACAATAGAGTCACGAATCTTATACGACTCAGCGCCATTACCAAAAGCAAAACAGTTAAAGAACTCTGTATCTACTATCGCAGGTAGGTTTAATCCGAAGTCTTGATTCTGAACATTACCAAAATGCTCGCCATTAGAACCGATTGGCAATGAAAGATTGTTTTCATAAAACACATCGGGCAAAGTATCAGAAGGTTCTGTTTCAAATATCAATGTGTTCTCAGCACGGAATACCTCTATGTTCAAAGTAACTTTAGACCTTCTATTTTGAGAATTCCCACAAGCCCTTGTACCTGTAACTACAAGCAACAATGCATTGGTAAATGGACCACTCGCATATCTTAAAAATCTATAGTTGTTATTACAATAATCTCCTGATATAGCAGGCAAGTTGGTAGCTAAACTTGGATAGTATACGTTTCCAATATCACATCCACCTGCTCCTACATCTTGGATACCCTGATTCAAAACAACTTCTACATTATCTCCATCCCACCAATCTTTAAAGTTATCATAGTTAGCTGATGATACAAGAGTTTTATCCAATGTATAAATGCGTCTCTCACAAGCGTTATTACCATCTCCACTTCCTCTTCTCTCAAACTTAAAGTTTAATTTAATCCTACTGCCTGCAGGTATGTCATAATCAACATATGTATTTGTAGCAGTATCAAGTCTATTTACCAATATGGTAGCTTTAGGATAAGTACCTGCATCGTTTGCAGTTGCTTCATCTGTTGCAGCTATGTATGATAATTCATCCTGAACTAATGTTAAGTTATTAGGATTGATTTTCATATACACACCTGCAGGAACCTCTAAATTCACATTAGGGTCCAATGCACTTGGTATCTCTAAAAATCCACGAGCCTTAGATTCCTTCTCAAGAACTGTAATATATTGGCAATCTTGAGCAGGACCTGCAGTATCTGCTTTTACAATCAATCTATCCCCGGTCTCAACCTTGCGTATATTCTCTCCTTCTAATAGAATATATGCATTGTTTGTATTTGGGTCCCTAAAGAAAAGATTAGCATATATTGTCTCGTAGTTTTCTTTATCCGCTTTTATAACAAACTTATAACTCTTAGCCCAATAAGGTGCACGTTGAGTAATTGGTATCGTTACAGTGATTTTGTTTTGTCTATCACAATATCCACAAGGAACATAAACATTATTGCTACCACTAACTAAAGCAGTTGATGCACGTAGGTATTCATCCATGTAAACAATACCTACTTCATATCCTCTATGACTATGAAGACTTTTAGGTGTTGTTATATCTGACCAAAAGGCTTCACCATATGATACGTTATAATATTCATATACACTGAATGCAGTTGGGTTATTTACATCACCAACATAATTCATTGCAAGAACTTGGAATCCAATCACATCACTTGATGGGCTTGTTACTATTGTGAATCCTTGTCCACCTGCACTTACACCACTTGCATATTTTGTTACAGGCGTTAATCCATTTAAAGTATTTGGAAGCGCACAGTTAAATATATCTGTAAGAGTAGCACCATCACAAGATGTAGGAGTTAATGGATTAGAGTCATATACAGGTTTTATGTTGCTTGCAATACCAACTGCCTCAATAAACTCATTGCTTGTAGCCATCTCATACACAGATGCATAACTATTTGGCAATGTAAATGCCCAATCAATCTGTATACTCTGTGTCTGTTCAGTTGGAACAGGAGTGCTTCCGGTAAATAATGCATGGGTTACACGTATAGCTATATTCAATTGTGAACCTGCATTCAACTTGTCCTTTACATCCTCAAGGTCAACTGTAAATGTAGCTTGTGGTATTGACTGAGTTCCGTTAATAGTATAGGTACCACTTGTAGTATCGTCAGGTAATGCATCATTGTTTATCTCTACAGAATTTAATGACGCTACATATGTAAGTCTTAATGGATTATCAAACTTATCAATAAGGTCATATCCCTCTATATAGTTACCATACACAAGACGATTTCCCATGATAGTTTGAGCCTTAGCAAGCAATGGTACATTATCATACAAACGAAGCAATTCTGCTTCAGGCAGAACTGTATATATCTTGCTATTTGTAAACGTATATTGTTGTAGTGTATTATCAGGTATAGGGATTGTTGAACTATCTTTATCTAATTTCTCAATTACTCTTATGATATTGCTACCTGCTTCTTTGAATAGCAAATCAATACCTCTAACAAGTGGACCACCCGTGAAGAAAGTGATTATGCTGCTATTTGCTAAGTTAACCATGCCTTCATTTAGAAAGCTGCTAACACTAAACTGAAATGGATTTGGTAAAAATGCAGGAGCCGTGAATTGAGAAGTAGCTGAGTACTCACCATCAGCATATCTATATCTATATGCAAAGCAAATAAATCTTTCTTCTAAAAAGTTTTGCTGATTCCCTGTTGTTAATGGCTGAATAGAAAGAGCCTCAGTAGGTGGAGACTTAATAACTAATATTGAATCAGGAGTAAATTGGTCTATAAATCCTATTGGAGCATTATATGTACGCCTTACATTTATAAATCTTGGTGGATTATAGTCATCAGTCCAAAACAAAAGACCCTCTTCATTTGAGTCTACAAGATTTACACCTGTTATTAGATACTGAGGATTGAAATTTAATGTTGTATCAACTCCGTTTCCATCATCTATACTGACAACATGATAGGTCAATACATTGGTCTCTGTATTGAAAGAAACAATCAAGTCAAGCTTACCGGTAGCACCCTGAGTAAATGCAGGGTCATGTACAAACCAATACAAAGTCTCATTGGCACCATCTTGATAAGCACCAATGCATTTAGCATTGCTACTTAATGGCTCTCCTGTTGGTGGATATACGAGAGCAGTTAATGGAAGATTACCTTTTGCATTCTCTATTGCACCGATTTCAGATTCTTCACTTGAACCCAATCTGCAGTTAAGAGCATCAATGTATTCACCATTAGGTATAAGGCGTTCATCAACCGCCTTATTCATTTTACCCGCTATAAAATTTCTTGAGATATTTGCCATATTACTTTATCCATTTATCTCTGCCACGTAGATTCATAAGCAATCGTCCGGGATGGATGTTGCTCAAACGAATCTTCGCATTACGAAGAAGTGCTGACTTTTCTTTTCTTGCACGAGCCACAATGTATTCTTGAACTCCTATCTTATGGTTTATGATTTCATACTCAATGTATGCATACACATATTTCTCAAACAACTTGTTTACAGAAATACGTGAGTCATCACCATTCTCCATACCATCAGAGATGTATTCAAGTATGCATAATTCTCCTGACATAGATGAGTCGAAGTTTATAACACCTGACTTCTTGTCTATGTTGAACGTAGGGTTGAAGTTCGCAGTCTCAGTATTCAATCCAAAACGGGCACCAATGCCATAATCAAAATACCATATGCCTTCAACTTCCCAACCTGCTTGCCCATGGTATGGGTTACCCGGATTAAGATAGATGCTTTTCTTAGTACCCTTTATGCGGTCAAAGTCAATCTCAGAGTATTGTGGCTTCAGGACATTACCATTCATATCGAACAATATGTTTGCGTTGTTATCCTGAAGGTATGCATCTGATGAAAGAGTTTGAATGTTCTCACTCATAGGACGCAACCATCCATCTTTATACAAAGAGATGCGCACCCAATTGACATAATCAGATGGCAGTATGAATTTGAGATTGTCTCCTACTGTTAACTCTAAAATCTTTACTTCTTTGAATGCATCGTAATTCAATTCTTGTATTGCTCTCTTAGCATGGAACAATACTTTATATCGTTCTTCATTGTTAATCAGGGAATGGTTACCTGAATACATCAACATGAAGTTATTTACAATATCATACAGACTAACGTATTGATACGAACCCCAATTGTCATCATTATTATAGTACTCGAACTGTGATATATAAGACATGGTTATCTATTATTGTTGTTGTTGTTCTCTTTCCTCAACCTTAGCAAATTGATAAACCTCTGCTTCTCTGATAGAGATACCAACGTACTGTAATATTTTCTGAACCAATTTGTACTCGTCCTCAATTGGCAATTCAAAATCCTGATAGTCAGGTTGTGATTGGTCAAATCTCTCAACCTCATTTACAACACTCTTATCATATACCGCATAGTTGCGTGGGAACACAGGGAATATGTTTGCAGACAATAGAAGTACGGTTTCAGATACAACCGTAACAACAGTTGCTTGTGTACCTGTAGATAGATTTGCAACAATGTCTCCAACGGCAACACCATCAGTAACAAATGTAGCAGTAGCGTCTTCTAATGAATTTAATATAAAACTTGTATTCTGACCTTCAGCAAGAATAACAGGATAACACAACAACTTATTGATAGTGAAATAGTCATCACCTGTAGTTATCAATGATGGTAGAGAATAAGTATTAGCTGCGCTATGAGAGAAGTACTTTGTTACAGAGAAAATATCAATCATCTCCTCAACACTTTTCTTTAAATCAGCATAGCCGGTACCCGATACTCTTGCGTTCTCTTTATTTACGAGAGTATTGTACTCGTCAAAGTATTCTTCAAATATTTCCAACTGCGCTTGTAGTGCATATAGGTTGAAATCTGAAGGAGATATGTATCCATAGTTATTCTTATTAACTACCGAAAGTACAGTATTTCTAACGGAATTAATCATACTTCTCTGTTTCTACAAAGATACGTAAAAAAAAAGAGGGGTCGCCCCCTCTCCTATTAAAACACTACGAGTGATAGTTATTGGTTTTCTAAATGGAAATCCAACATCTTTAAGGCTTCAATACCTTCATCGGATTTCAAGAACAATGATACCAATACATATGGGTCTTCACCATACGGTACTGTAAGCATCTTCTTCTTGTTCGTTGCGGTATTGTACCATACTTCCTTGTTGCCATTCCTGAATCCCAACAAGCCCTTATCAAAGAAGATATGGACATTAGACTGAAGCTTCAGCATTGGGTCCTCAAGAGCATCAAGGAATTGCTTTGGATAGTTACGAGCATAAATCAAAACATCACGTTTCAATTCAGCAGATGTTACCTTGGTAGTATCACGTTGGAATAGAACACGACCAACTACTTCAAGTTGCTCAATGGTCATTTCACGAGCACGTACAAGTGCTTCTACTTCTGCATTGAGTTCATCAACAACCTTCTGAGCATCGAGTTCATTATCAACCTCTTCAAACAATCCATTGTTCTGAGGATGGTAATAAAGGAACTCCTGAAGTACAGGGTTGTTCTTAGGTACAAACAAGAAACCATTATCAAATGTGATTGGTTCAATGATTGCATTCCCGTCTTGTTCGTCTTCAAATGGAGACTTCTGATTTACCGCATAGCGCAGTGGACGGTTTATGTTTTTTTCTTCATCATACCACAGAAGAGGGTATCTGCGTGTATTGCGTGTAGCAATAGTGTATGACAATGGTGCAAGTTCGTTGCGAAGACGGTAGTACCTGTCTTTCGGGGCTTGTTTTACTTTATTCATTTTAGATATGATATGATTTGAATTAAAAATAGGGGAGTGTCTTTGAAGACACCCCCCATTTTAGTTTGCTTCTATTATGCTCCGTAACGGAATAGGAAGAAGTTGTTTGCTCCCAAAGTGCACACGGCACGTTCAGAGAGGAAGTTTACTTCCATTGCGTCAAGGTCACTTGTTGCAGCGCCACCGGCAGAACCTGTAATCCAAGTTTTGTACCTGCGGTCCTCAGCTTCAGACGCACGGTAACGCACGTGAAGGAATGGACGCTTGGCATTTTTACCAAGGATTTGGTCATACACAGTGGTAGAACCTGCAGGAACAAGCATACCTGTGATTACGTTAGCGGTAGTAGTACCTGTGGTAGACAAAGTCAAACCACCCCGCATGGTTGGGTCGTTCAGATACTTCCAATCAGACTTGTAGAAGTCATAACCTCTACGGAATCCGCTGAAGCCAAGGTTCAACGCCATGTCGGTATCGTTGTCGAACAAACCGAATGAAGCTGAGTTAGCAACACCTGTTCCGTTGAAACCGTTAAGGGTAGCCAACATATCGTCAATGTCGAAAGAGAACTCACGGTTAACGAAAAGAACATTCTCTTCGATAGAACCTTGCTTGTCAAGACGAGTAACGATAGTATCAAAGTCAGCCAAGGTAGTTGGGTTACCTGCACCCCACACGTTACCACGAGAGTTAACTACGTAGAATACACCTTCAGAACCTTTGTTACCATAGGTTGGGTTAAGACCTGAGTTAGCAACACCTGAACCTGTTTCTGCAGGAACTGCTTCCAACATAGCGGTTTCAAGATAGTCTTCAAAACGAAGACGAGTCTCGTGCTCTGACTTCAAGTACCACAAGTAACCTGTAGCACCATTCTCGGTAGTTACTTCAACCCAACCAATCTGAGCCATATCAGAACCTGAAACGGCATACTTATCTTTGATAATGATAGGAGAGTTGCTGAAGATTTCATCTTCTGCTTCCAAAGAACCAACCATACCTACAGTTCCTTTTTTGAATTCAGAACCATAAACGAATACGGTGAATTTGTTTGCAGCAGAAGCGTTGGTGATACCCGCTGCTTCGTAGAAGGCTACAGTGAAGGTAGCTGCTGAAGTGCTAACTGCAGTAACGATACCTTTGTTTTGGGTAGGACCTGCTACGTTAGGAGTAATCATAACGGTTTGACCCGGACGGATTGCAATACCTGATACGTTAAGGTCGTTAACGGTAAAGGTCGCACTGTCAGCGGTGGTCAATACAGTAGTAGTTACATCTACGTACTTGGTGTGAAGACGACCTTGTTCTGCCCATTTGATTTGGTCAGAGTTAGAAGGCATCTCAGCACCTACCATACGAAGGAAGGAAGCTACTGTGCGGTTTCCATAGCGTTCAAATTCTTTCTCATAAGTATCAGGAAGATACTGATTCAAGAAGTTGAAGTTAGTAATGTAATTGGTGGATAGGGCAACCTGCTCTGCTGAGGGCTGCAACTGAAATCCGGGAGTTGAATTAACTGCCATTGTTTTTGTTTAGTTTAAGGGTTTTTTATATTCTTTTTGCACTTTTGATTTTCAACCCACGGCTTGCGCCTGCGTTTACTTCTCTTATTTGCACTCCCCCCTTATTCATCGCTTCAGGTGCTTTACGTTCAGACATATTCACATTTTTTATTTTACGTGTCACATCTTCTGTGGCATCTGCTAATCCTTGTTCATAAAAGAACTTGGCGAATTTTTCGGGGTTCATTGCTATGGCTAACGACTTGTGATAACCTACTGCATCTTTCATAAGACCATTCTCATCCAAGTACTTATTGATAAAGTTCATTGGAGTTGATTGTACCTTCTTCAATTCAGTGGCATCACCGGGAGCAAAAGTAAGTTTGCGGTCATTAACATTGAACTCAAAACCTTTGAATTCTTGACCAAACACTTCGTCAGTCTTCTGTTGGAACCACTCACGCTTTCTTTCTTGCTCTTCGTTTAAAGTGCTCGCCTGCTTAACGTATTGCTTATATGCTTCATACTCTTCTTTCTCGTCATCAGAAATACCAACCGTTCTTGACTCAAGGGGTTGTTTGTACTTTTCTTGCTGCTCGACAAAGTAGGTTTTAGCTTTAGCAATCGCTTTTTTCTTTGCTAATTTGGCTCTCTTAATATCTGAGTCATCATCCAAGTCTTCATTATACATGAAGTCTTCCATCATAGCCTCGATGTCATCTTCATCAAGACCATCCTCAGTTGCTAAGAAATACTGCTTTAGCATTTTATCAGGGTCCATAGAATCAAAATCTTCTTGCAACTTCAAGAAGTCTTGGATACCACGACCCGTATCTTTTTTGTACTTTAGGAATGCAGCAACATCTTCAGGCAAATCGTCATTGCTTTCTCTTGTTGCTACTAAGTCATCAAATGACTTTATTTCCTTGTTGTACCTTTTTCCAATATATGAAAGAACGTCTTCTTCTTTGAGTTCGATTGGTGCTTCAATTGTTTCTGTGGTCTCTATGGTTTCAGCCTGACTATTGTCATCCAATCCCCCATTCAGACTCTGCTCGTGTTTATCAAGCAACTCCTGTTCTACCTCAGCAACACTCTTCTCCGATACACCTGTTAACTCTCTTACTTTAAATTCCATTTGATATGATTTTTATGCAAAGTTATAGAAAAATTTTTTATACTTATCTCGGAGAGAATTCAGCTAAGTCAAAACCATCAAGTGAATCTTCATTTGATTCAAAGTTTTGAGGCGGTAAGTTCAACTTTCTCTGATTAATCAATTGAGATTGCTCAGTGTTCTGTTGGCTTATACGCTTTGACTTGGCATCTTCTTTTGCCATCTCTCTTTTAGATAGTTCACCACCATTCATCTTAGCCAACTGAATGTTATAGTTGAATTCCTCAGACATCAACCTGCTCTTCAATTCAGCCTCGTTGTTCATCTTCTCCATCTCGAATGCAATCTCTGCTTGTTTTAGCTGCATCTTCTGACGAGTCTCCATCTCAATCTTTTGAACTGCTAACTGAGCAGCCATCTCTTGAGACTTCATTTGTTGTTGAGCAGTTATAGCTTGCTTCTGCATCATCATCTTCTCTTCACGTTCCTGCTTCTTAACACGCTTCAACTTCAGCAATTGGTTTGCAAGTTTTATATTCTTCAACTCACGTATATCAATTGCATCCTCAAGATTGATGTCACCCTTCTGTAGAGCAATCATAATGTTCTGCTCAAGTTGTGCCTTCTGCTCTTCATCCGGAGAAATATCAATAAAGATTCCGAAGTCATAGATATACAAATCTTTTACCTCACCCAAGATACTTACATTGTACTTACCAATCTTATTGGCAAAGTCATCTCTGAAGTCAGCATACTCAAGAATATCAGATACTCTATATGTCAATGCTTCTGAGATAGACTTGAATAGATAAAGACTGCTATCAAGGATATGTCGAGTAGCCGTATTTGAATTCAATGCAGCCAACTTCTGAACGCCAACCAATGAATGCGGGTCAGGGTCAGAACCATCACGAGCCTCATTCAATCCCGTAACGGAACGAATCATATCCATGTAATGGTTGTAGTTGGTAATCAGCATTTGTGTTTTAGCAGCACCTGAATTACTATTCAACTCTTGAATAGGAACACGAGCATTATTGAAATCGCCATCTTGAGTGTACGACCTACCAATAACACTACCTGTTTGGAAGTATAACCTCAATGCATCTTCAGGATTGTAGGCATTACCTGTTCCCAAGTCAACCTCATTCAACCCATCAGCATCAATGAATACACCATCAGGTACTACTCTTGCAATAACCTGCTGCAATTTCAAGTGTGTTATCTGAATCAAGTCAGCAAAAGGAATCATCCTACGCACCAATGACTCAATCACACCCTTATACATACGTGGTGCTACTGCAACATAGTTTGGCAAAGCGTGTTGTGATGCTGACTTTGGACGAACCATATTCTCAGCCATCTCCCACTTCAATAAGATGTTGGTTCCCATAACCATAACACCATTATACCAAACATCAATGGTCTTCTCAACTTTCTCGAAACGACCTTCTTCCATCATCTCTACAGGTGGATTGAATTGGTCATCCTTCTCTACCATACGAGTACTACCATTGTCAAGAATCTTCTTCTTATAGACTATCTTTTTAGTGGTCTTGTAATTAAAGTAAAGAAGAGTGCAAGTATCCCTGTAAAAAATATTATTCTCATAGAACTGTGCTACGTTGTAATAATCATACCAACTCTGACTGTACTTAGATATTTCCTCTAAGTCTTCTCTTGTGAGAGATTGGTCAATCTTCATCAATTCAGTAATTGGCAGAGTCTTAATCTCTCCCCAATAGAAGCAATCTCTGAAGTATGGGTCCTCGGTATAACTGTAAACGATATTAGCAGGGTCCACATATGATATTTGAACTCCCGCACCGGGAAGAAACTCATGCTTCTGAACTGCCAATCCTATAGTCATCAAATCATAATCACATTGCTTTCTTATGTAATCATAATTGTTCTCCTCAAGTAAAGTATTGATGGCTTCCTCTTCAGCTATCTCAATCGCAGGTTTGTAATTGAGTTGCATATACAATGACAACTCCTCATCAGTAGATGGGAGTTCATCAGGATTCATAGTAAATGGGTCTACACCTGTTTGTTCTTGGATATTCTGAAGAAGGTCCTTGGCAACCATCTGCCCCTCAATCATATCCTGATACTTGCTTCTCTTAGCTTGAGACATAGCATCCTGAGAATATGCCTTAACCTTAAACAAACGGTCAGACATACCATTAACAACGATGTCAACGAATTTTGGGATAATAGGAACAGGTGTCCAATCCAAGTTCAAATACGACAAGTCACCATTTACGGCAAGTTCATCTTTATACTTTTGTGTTGGTTGCTCACCACGTGCATATAAACGTAGTCTATGGAAGTCTCTCCATTGACTGTAATACCTGCATTGATTTCCATCCTTACGAAACCATTCGTATTGGATAGCTTGCCCTATCTGAAGCCCAAACTGCTCTGTGTTCTTCTCAGCATCAGATACAAACTGACTTGGGAATCCGACAGATGATATATCTATCTTGACATCTTTCATCTAATTATTTCGCTTTTAGTTCCCTTATTATTATATGTAGCAAAGTTAATGCTAATTTTTGATTGTGTTTTTTCAGGTTGATAAAGATGTTTCTGATTTGCCATAATAGCTAATCCCGAACTGATAGATGCGTCAAACATTGTACGATTGTTTATATCAAACTTTGCCCAATCCTCTAAGGTTCTGCTGAAAGGCATGGTACCCATATCATCAGCATCCCTATACTTACCTTCTAAATCAAGTCCTATATGCTTCTCAATGTAAGACTCAATCGCTGCTGCGTGTGCTTGCTTAACATCCTCAGATGAGTTAGGTATCCCACCAAGTTCTTTCTCAGTCTTTGATAGCTTTACATAAGGCTTATCAGGACGGTTAAGACAGAAGCCTCTATACCCTCTATTCTTGAAGTGGTATAGCAATCGTGGCTTGTTGTTCTCTATCAGAATAGGCATACCGTAAAACGCACAAGCCATAAGAACTTCTTCAAAGAATATCTCAGCGGTCTGAGGACGAGCAATGTACTCAAGAAAGAATTGATTTACAGGTCCCTCATCAACGTGATAACTCGTAAGACCATGCAGTGCACCATTAGACCCTTTGCCTACTACTACGCCTGATATGTCATATGAGTCACAACCGAATGCTCCCATGTGGTCATTGCCGGGATACTTTAATCCATTACGGTCTATAACTCTATTCTGATAATTCTTACCCGGTAGCCATGACACTAAGAATCTTCCTCTTGAATCAGGTGACCAAACAACCTTTGAATCTTTTATGCCATCCTTCCAATGGAACGAACCTCTTGTTACATGGTGCGCCTGAATCAAAGAGTCATTGTAATCTATCTGCTGATAAATCTTTGTAAGATTAAACAATGCAGCTTTGCTCTCATCTCTGAATGCGTGTGACTCTGTTCTTGGAAACTGACGATAGAATTCATTTAGAGCATCAGCATCAGCCTTCAATGATTCAACCTCTGCTTCCCAATAGTCAATGGCACCATTCATAATCCAATTGTCGTCAATGCCACGAATAGGCTCAGATGGTTTACGCAACACAGGCATACCATATCTATCAATGAAGCCTTCCATGTTCCACTCCATGGGTATGAACAATGCATATAGCCCTGACTTAGTCTGACCATTGGCATTCCTCGTAGATAAACGAGAGTCCTCATAAATATCCTTGAAGTTCTGACCACCCTTAGATAATGCATTTGAGGTAGAACCCATCATGCATTTGCCAATTATCTTGCTACCCAATCTAAGACAAGTCTTTGTTACTCGCCAATTCTCTTTTATGTTTACAGGCTTGACCCACTTCCCACTTTCGTCATGGGCTAAGAACAACAACTTCTCACCGTCATATGAGTTGTCCTCTGTGTTCTTCCAATCTATTGTGGTATCCAATCCATCAATCTCACTGACTGATGACTCAGACATATTCTTCTTGGTAATCTTTGAAGCAGGTACCCGATAAGCTAACTCAGTCTTTGGCTTGTCCATACCATCCTGTACAGGCTTGAAGAAGAATGGTAGATTAGTACTGATTGGAACAACCTTATCAGTAAACATCTTCTTAGCATCGGCACCTGTCTTAGACAAGATACCAATACGTGCATCTCTTGCAAGCGTTGCTATGTTCACGCACTCAGAAGAAGACATAAACGAAAAGCCTGAACGCCTTATCTTCAGATATGTCATACCGAATGACCTCAAGTCTGCACGACAAGCTTCCCAAAATATAAAGAATATCCTATTGGCTTCACGATAATCCGGGTACCCAATATCAATCTTGGACCACTGTAGATACATATAATGTGCTCCTGTGATATACGTAGGAACACCATTGTTCATGAACCAAGCGCCTTCTTCTCTTCGATTAAACGCTTGCTCAATGTAATCAACCCATTGATTCTTGAAATCATTGGGCATCTCATTCCATTGAAAGATTGAGTTTATTTTAGCTAATGGAGTTGGAAGTTCTTCTCTCTCCCAATATTGCTCTGCTGCTTTAGTGTGTCTTTGAAGACACTTTTCAGGAGCCAATGGTAACGCTATGTAAAGACCCGCTATGTTTACTATCTGACCAATTTGACCTGTCTTTGAAATAACAACAACATCATATTGTGGGTCATAGCCATACACCCAACTACGATTACGATTTTTATTTGTTACTGCGTTCTTAGGTATGTAGTCATGAACGACATAGCACAAAGCATTATCGTGCCCTTCGTTCTGCCCATCCTTGCTTTGATTCAACTTTCTCGATTCCTTTTCCATTGTTTTCCAATATGCTCTCTTCTGCTTCTAATCTTGCAAGGATTTCAAAAGCATCAAAGATTGCCAACCTTTTAGATGCTGCTGCATTCTTTAATTTGTCTGCAGCTAAATCATCATCGAAATCTTCTTTTATAATATCCTCTTTAGCAACCTTGATGAGTTGCTCTACTGCTACATAGCCTGCAGCAATAACTTTCTTACGTAGTTCCTTGGGGTCCATCATCAGCATTATGTTTTAAGAATAATACCTGAACAAGACGAGAGTCATCACCTGTCCCAAAGTTCTCAAGCAAAGCACGTGAATGAGGATAACGTGTCCCGAATACAACTGCACGGTTGAACTTCATATGAATAGAACACATCTTGTCTCCGTCCTCATCATACAGAATGGTACCGTCTTCAGGATGTGATTCATTCAAATATAGCAACGCAATTAAATCTCCCATCATCTCATCAGTGTGGATGAAGTTTGGTTCCTCTTGCCCATGCGGTGATTGTCTTATGAAGTTGTATACTACCTCATATCTCCATAAGAAATAGTTCTCAATGAAATGCTGAAACTCGTCATCACTTCTCTGTTGTATACCTTTGAATACTTTGTCAGCATCAAAGATTTCCTCAAACCCATATGATAGTGCGTCACGCACATATGAAGATGGGTCTACTAATACATTGTCTAATACGATTAAATTCATAGTTTGATTGTTATTTGATGGTCGAACATACGATAGAGTTTCTCTCCATCGACATAAAACTCATACTCGCTATCAGGTTGAAAGCATACCTTATCTCCCGGATTGACTCCTTTGGATAATAGCATATCATTCGGATATACCATTGTAGCCATCAATGGCTCATATGTAGTTGGCTTCTTGATATATGATTCTTCAGGTGCAATTGGTTTCACAAAACAGTATCTGTCGTATGCATTCCAATTGCCATCTTTCTTGTATAAAAAGAATTGGTCAGGCTCAATAAAGAATAAGTCTTCCTTAAAGAAACTCTTACCACTCTTTCTTCTACCCTGCATATCATTGTAGAACTTGAATGTGTTATGGTGTACAAGAAGTGTATCGCCTATTCCTATTGGACCATCATACCCCAACGGTAACTCAATTACTTCTGCTTCTCTATTTGAAAACCTATGGTCTTCTTCAGATGTATTAAAGATAAAGTCAACACCGGATACATCCTTAGTGTTGTTATATCTTTTGCTATTAAGTGGTCGTGCTATAAAGTAGAATGGCGACTGCATCATATATTGATATTGTACTCAATAGATACAGGAACGGTATCGTTAAACTCTTTCCACAGAACTATTTCATTCTTTTCATTGATGATGTAAATCTTGATAGACTTCTTATCATCATCGTACTTGATGAGATGTATCTCTTGTGTCTCGTTAAGAACCTTCTGCCCAACTATATAATGCATTGCCCCGTTCTTGTAGTCGGGACCCACGGAAATCTTTCTGATGTCCATATAAATTTGATTTGATTATCCTATTTTCCATATAGCTACTTCTACTGCAGGAACATTACTCCACCCACCTAAGTTTGTGTGGGCATACAATCCACCGCCATTTACTCCTGAACTATCTCTCATGATTTCCCAAGTAAGTATATCACCTGCTTCTGCATCAAATGGGATAGTTAGGTCATAAGGGAAAAAAGTACCTGTCTCATTTAACTCAACACCTTTTGTGGAAGTTATCTGAGTGCCATTTTTTAAACCTCTGAATAACGTAACAGTACTTCCTCCCGATGAACCTTGTCTTTCAAAGTTTGCAAACCCATTGAATAAATAAAGCCCGGCTTGATTAAACACAATTGAACCATCAGATAATAACTGAACAGGAGATGAAACTGTTCCCTGCGCAGGACCAAATGTTACCTGCAATGGGGTATCTAATCCTGCAGGTAATTGATTTGAAGTTTCTTGAGAAGATAGAACTAATGTTACATTAAGCTGAGATAACAAAAGAGCAGCTAATGAACTAATAGTAAAGTTCTTGGTTTCATTGTTGTTATCGCTATCTGTGCCAATCAGTTTATCACTGAGGCTTACGTTGGTGTCAATTGGGTATGTACTAATCTTAGCCATTTTCTTTTCTTGTTACTTCTCCTGTTTGGATATTGATGATAGCATCCTTACCATACTTGGAGATTAAGTGATGCTCATGGTCTGCAAATCCTTCTCTCAAAAAATCAATCTGTCTAAGTATAGAATGCTTCTGCAACTCTGCGTCTGCAAGCTGAGACTTCAACTTATTGAAATCATTTTGCATAGTTTGAGTCTTGATTAATTCTGCTTCAGTCAACTGATTTGCGTTTGCTTCCGGATTCATTTTAATTGTTTTTGCCATTTGATTTGATTATTATGTAGCACAAAGGTAATTATTTTTTTGATGACTTGTTTAAGCCTATCTCACGTTGGTATCTGACACCTAAACCTAAGCCTGAATAAGTTAGATTGAAAGTGTTTCTGCTTTGCCTATACCCTATTGATGCGTCCAATCCATTTAGAGCAATAGGAGATGAGCACTGTTTTAACAATGCCCATGCCCCTATTACACCTATCAGTAAAAAAAGCAGATTACTTTTTATTCTTTGCACTGCTCTTAGGAGTTGATTCCTTCGCTGCAGATTTTGACTCGCCAACCAATATAGGTTCTTTAGCAGTCAATGACTTTAACATCTCAATCAACTTGGGATGCGGATATACATCAGTCTTATCCTTACGAACAGAGTTATGAGTATAAACACCGGGTTGAGCAGATAATGCACGAGCAGTCAATCCCCATATGTCTTCATTGTAATCCAATGGTATTTTATACTTGTCACTCCAAAGAAGCAATAGTTCTTTCACAGATTCAATCTGAGCATCTGTGTAGCTATGCCAATATTTGAAACCTTTGTATGGGTTTTTTAACTCAGTAACTTGGTCTGCAGGAACTTCACGACCTACATAGTTTATGTACTTCGCATCTTCTCCTTCTCCTACTTTAGTAAGAGCACCCCAATTGCAAAGTTCAATTCCAATTGACAACTTGTCCAATGGCTCATATCTTAGACCTTGACTGTTGAATACTTTAGTCTCAACGCCCAAGTGATATGCCCACTTTGCAGATGAGAATCCTTGTGCAATTAATCCCTGAGAATCAATTACAACACAAGTCGCAACACGTTCAGTAGTTTGCTCCCAATATTTAAACACACCCGCTGCATTGTCATTACCCGCAGTATGATGTAAATAGATTTGTCTCTTTGGTATCTCTTCATTAAAGTAATGAGCAGCACCAAATGGTATTTGCTTAATGTTCATTTTCCTTGTTTATTATATGGCTTCTGATAGTTTTGACTACCCTTGTTTTTACTTGTCTTTGTCTTTGCGTGTACGCCCTTGCGAGTCTTCTTAGGTTTTGATTGAAAAGACTTTACCTCAGATACCTTACTCTTCTTTGCCATGCTTGTTGAATATCTTGTAGTGGAATATAACTGCCCATGTAAAGATAGCAGCAAGACCTACATTCATCAATACCTCAGTAAATGGCGCATGACTGAATGTCAATACATTTAAGAAAGAACCCGCAACAAAAGCAGAGAGTCCAAACTTTAATGTCCAATGAGATGCAAAACTCCACTTATGTACAATAGAAGAATCCTTACCATACAACTGTAGAAAGAAAAGCATTCCGGATATTGTCAATACAATATTCGCTAAGAGATTAAGGATTATCATTTTTGCCTGATTTTAATTTAGATATATATTTCTCATACACGAGTTCTACTATCTTCAATCCACCAAAACCTATTACGAAAGCAAAGCCATATTTCAAAGACTCTCCTTTCACTCCGAGTAAATCAATAACTACAGGAGTAAGATAGTTAGCACTCATTGTTCCACCTATTACAGAGAACACTTGCTCTCTAACATCCTTGCCCTTTTGTTTTCCAACAAGAAGCAATGAACCAAAGAAGCCACTTACTGCTAATCCTACGTTCAGACCTATGCTAATCAGAAACTCTTTCATGTAGTTACAAAGATATTACAGTGCAGGTTGCAGGTCCCGTCACTTCCTCAATAGCAGTTACGCATTTATCGTGAATTACGGTAGCCAATTCAACTCCCCAAAATTCTTGAGATGTCAAACCTAAATCCACTAAAGACGGTAGAGTTGGAATCATAACAGATGACTTTCCATTATTAAAGTCTTGCTCAGACTTATAATATTGAACAGTACATCTTGATATACCGGGATTGTAAATCTGAATCAATAGATAACAGAATGGTTGAACCGTAAAACCATCAGCGGTTTCTACATTGGTATTAATTTGAATAGCCATTTTATTAGTATTTAACTTGTGTTAATTGAATAGTTGCAACAACTCTGATTGTGCTTGACGCACCTGCGGTTGATGGTGGGGTAAATTGAATCCTCAATGCTTCATCAGTATCGTTAGCAGTAATAGTAACCGCAGATGTACTCATGGTAGTATCTGATTGTGCAGCACCTATAGTTTGAACCGTGCCAACTAAAGATGTAGTTGTATTTAATCTTTTTATTCCAACGTGTCTTTCAGTTACATAAGATGCTCCAAGTACTAATGTAGAACCGCCACCTACGTTTGTGCATATAGCAGCAATCTGAACTCGTGCCATCCATAGTGTATTGGTAGCAGGAAGAATAGCCAATACACTTGCTCCATCAAGAAACAAATCAGCAATAGCTGTTCCTGTAATCAGCCTACGCATTTGAATGGTAGCCATCTGAGCATCAGCAAGTGCAGAGAATTGACCCGCTGAATACGCTTGCATACCATACAATGTAGCGTTTGCATTTCTACCACCTACTATAGATGTAAATTGTTCGTTAAGTTGGTTTGATAAACCACCACCAATAAAGCCCCAATTCGCACTTACTAAGTTTGTTTGACCACCTACTAATGTAGCATAAGAACCTGAAGCAAGGTTATTTGTTTCTCCACCACCTACAAAACTATAAGTTCCATTTCCTGTATTGTCATATCCACCTACAACTACGTTTCCATTACCTGTGATTTGATTTGAAAATCCACCACCGATAAAGCCCCATTGCAAAGCATTCACCGTATTCTGTTGACCACCTACAATTGAAGTATATATACCTGCATTTGTATTTGTATCACCACCACCAATAAAAGATAAACCTGTTGCTGCTGAGTTTATAGTATTTGCAGAGCCACCTCCAATAAAAGAAGATGCTCCTGCAGTAATTATATTTGTAGTACCACCTGCAACTACACCTTGTCCTACTGCAGATGTATTATTTAAGCCACCACCAATAACACTATTTGCTCCTGATGCAACTTGAGTAGCAGCACTTCTTACGTGTTGCAAATCAACTGCGCTTGCTCCACGAGCATTACCACCTGTGGCAGTACCATCAGGTAAGTCTAATAAAAATGCACCCGTTCCCTTTGGTATGATTGCAGCATTTACGTTTGCAGCAGCATTCGTAGAAGACCAAGTAGATGTCGCCTGTGTACCACTACCAAAACCGGAAGTCCAATCTGCTATAGTAGACTTACTATTGAATGTATTCCAATCAGCAGCAGTGAGCAATCCACGAGTGGATGCATCTGCGTTAGGCATTGTCAATATACCTGTATTTGCAAGACCGAATGTTCCACCTGTAGCACTTAATGACAATGTTACTGCAGTAGCTACGTTTGATGCGTTACCCACAAAGATGTTCCCATCTGCTAATGTGCTTGTAAGCTTATTATTGAATGTGGTCCAATCAGCAGAAACAAGTAAGCCACGAGTAGATGCGTTTGCGTTAGGCATTGTTAACACACCTGTATTCGCAAGACCAAATGCTCCACCTGTACCACTTAATGTTAGTGCTACTGAAGTGGCTACGTTTGATGCGTTACCAACAAATATATTAGTATCTGCTAATACAGATGAGCCTAATGCAGTTTTAAGGTCGGCTACTGTTATTTTTTTAGTCTCTGTTGCACTATTATCCCACAATGGAACTAAGTCAGCAGCACTATCTACTGCACCCGGTAATATTTGTGTGAGTTGAAATATGGTTAAATCTGCCATTTCGTTTTATTTTTTTTATTTCCAAATAAGCTTATCTGAACCTGATGCACTAATTAATATTCTATCTGTAGGTGTCTTCCAAAGTAAAAAATTTGTAAGAGAAGGTGGAGCACCACCACCTGTAGTAGCACCACTTATAAAGTTACCTATAGCTATTATTAATCCTGACATCTTACCAAAGTGCTAATAAGTTTGTAGCTGATGTACCCGCTGCCCAAACCTTTACAACTTGAACAGGCACGAACTGCCCGGCTAACAAGCCTGTGAAAGTCACACGGTCACCACCTGCGGTAGTAACATCAAGGTTGCCTGCACCACCCACATAAATAACACAACCATTGTTCCCGCTACCATCTTGGTTGGAAACACTTGGAATGTCACTTGTGTCACTTGGTATAACTGCTGCAGCCCTATAGGCTTGTAATTTTTGATACGCCATTTCTTTTAATTGTTTTCTTTTTGCTGATAAGGAAACATACGATTGAGTGTATCTTTTCTTTTACCACATCCACAGTCTTTCTTTACTGCTTTCGCCACAGTATCAACGACCTTCTTTACTCCCGTTGCGGTAGTAATCTTTTCTATGGTATCTCCAAGACCCTTACTTTCTTCGTTTAGTTTCATACTTGTTACTTAGAAATTAACTTGCTAAGTTGCTTTCCTACTGTTCCGTTCATGATGCATGGGTCATTCAAACCTTTGCAGGTTGACTTACTCATCAGGGCTTTCTTATTGCCCATCTTATTCATCACGTTAGATTTATTCTTAGCAATGTCTTTGCTAAGAGTAACCCCAATGCCATTTACTTTCATCATGGTTGAAGTTGTTATTAGTACATCTTCTTAGCTGCAGCAACTGCTTTCTTAGCAACCGCTTTGCCTACTGCTTTCTTAGCAGCGCCTTTAACAACTTTCTTTGCTACTGCTTTCTTTGCAGCCATCATGCCGGGGTTCATCATCTTTTTCATGGTATTGTTTTTGGTTTTAAATTTTGACTTTCGTTAGTGCAAAGTTATCTATTTTTTTTTATTAATGTTAGACACTCTGCTTCCCATGCCCACTCTCGACTTCTCAGCCTTCTTAGCTGCAAGCTTTGATGGACTCAACTCTGATTTCGTTACGGGTGTCTTTGAAGACACTCTCTTGGATGGACGACAATACTCATTGCTGCCACCACCACCACATGGTTTACCTGTACGGGTATCAACCCACTTCTCATCCTGCCATCTCTTCAGTGATGTACCTGCCTCAGTCTTACGAACATTGCCCGAAGCCTTGCGACATTTAGCAATAGCTTGTGACGCACGTGCCGATGGGAAAACATCGTACTGTGCTTTTACCTTTTTGTAGCAAGCGTCTTTGATAGCCATTACTTTTTCTTTGATAGAACTTTTTTCTTAGCAGTAGAATTCAACTCCATGAAGTGGTAAAGGTTTTTACTCGCAGGTGTGTGTGACTTGCCCGTCATTACCTTCCCATTGTGTGCGTGTTGTGTACCCGACCACTCGGTCCCATCCTTCAGGTAGTGACCTTTGCTCTTCCAAGAATGCTTATCTGATTTCATTAGTACTTACCTCGCTTTGATTTTGGTGATGACTGCGTTGACCCACCCGGACCTGCCCATAATTTCTTACAAGCCCAATATCTTGGAGTCAACTTATCGTTTGCAGTGTCACAACTATGACGAGCCTTGAAGCTTTTACGTGCAGCAGTAGAATAATTGTGCCCGTATCCCTTGGCACCAAAGTGCAATAGCTTCTCCTCACCACCTGAGCAAGCCTTCACCATCATCTTCTTACCCGGACGGTCAGAAGAACGTGGCACGTTACACTTCATTTTACTCTTATCTGCCATTATCTTTTCTTTTTAGAGTACCCACTTGGCATTTCAGGGGCACTTCCAAGCCTTGAAAGACCTGATAAACCCACAGAATCCCCCGCTTGATTGCGGTTTGCGGACCTTCCACGGTTGCCTAATTGCTTCTTTAACAGTGGATTTTCACCCATCATCTGCTTAATTTGAGAGTTTCTGAAGGCAATCTCGTTCAAGTTAGCAGCTAAATTAGCCGTTAATGGTGAATTAGGTGCAGGTTTTGACAACTGTTCCTCTGATTTTGGTTGATTCTCCTTTGCCATTATGGTAACTTTGTACAAAAGTAATAAATTTAATCTAATGGCTTCTAAAAGAAACACCCCATCATTCGACTATCTCAAGTATTGGAGAGTTATCAGGTACTATGTAAAGGCTAAATACGGTCTGACACAGGGGGACCTTGACATCTTACTGTTCTTATACTCCGAACAATACTTCGGCAAAGACAAGTTTGATGAGTTTAATACCCTATTGTCTTGGGATAAGAACCGATTCAACAAACTTCTACGTGATGATTGGATTTCATGCTTCAGAAAGTACAACCAAAAGACCAAAGAGAAGTCACTATACCAAGTATCCTACAAGGGTAAGCGTGTAATTGGGGCTATTTATAAAAAACTGAACGGGGAAGAAATCCCCGTCAGCCAATCAAATAACTCTATGTTCGCAAAGAATGTATCTTACACTGATGCAAGATACAGAGAGTTCATTAAAGAGATGAATGCCTACTTGAAACAACAACGACATCCCTCTCCTGAATGATTGTGTACGGAGTATCTCCGATAACCATCGTATACGAGTGTGACTTGTCGTAGTATATCTCATCTCCTGCGCTAATCACCGTCACATCAGTACCCGGTGTCACCACAGTAGCCTTCTTATACCTGAATCCACGGGCATCCTCTGCTGATAGCAGAAGCCCCGACTCTGTTTTTATCTCTTCGTCAATGTCATTGACGATTATGTTTTTACCTATCGCTATCATTGTCTGCAGTTGTTGGTAGTTGGTCCTCGTCCTCGTAGTACTGACAGTCAAGACAGTAATGCTCGTCACCTTTTTTGATGAAACCTGCGTCTACTGCTATGTCCTCAGCAAAACTTTTATCTGAGAATAAACTAAACCCCGCAATCTCAGATGCATCAGCATTGCACTTGTCACACACTACAGTGAATTTATGGACCCTCTTTATCATTTTGTATCGTATGCTCTCGCCATCGTGATGATAGCGTTGGTTGATAGAATTGTTGTTGCCACACTGATGGCGTTCTGCAGTGCTGAACGTGTTACCTTCACGGGGTCAATTACTCCCATCTCAATTAGGTTCCCTCTCTCTCCCGTTACCACGTTGTAGCCATACCCTTCTTTTGGAATGTCACTCTCGCTATACACATCCTCCAACTTCAGACCTGCGTTTACCAATATCTGAATCAACGGAATCTGCAATGAGGCGTGAAGTATTCTCTTCGCCTGCTCACGTTCCTTCGTGTCACCCTCTTCAGGCACAATGCTCAAAGCTTCTTCGAACAATGCCTTACCTGCACCCGGTAGTATGCCTTCCTCAAGAGCAGACCTTACGGCACACACCGCATCATCTACTCGGTCATATAACTCCTTCTGCTCAATGTCAGTATTGCCACCAACATGAATCACACCTACACCACCCGTCAATGAGGCAATGCGTGAAAGGATAAAGTCTTTGTCGTGCTTCTTGGTAGCGGTCTTGTGTGCGTCCCACAACTGAGCAACTCTGTTGTCCAACTCCTCATGGTCCGTTCTGAACTCAGAGTTTATAATCACAGTGCTCTTCGAGTCAACGATAATCTTCGCAGCATGACCAAGGTCAGCATACGTTATCATGCTCAAGTCATCACCCGTCTTCTCAGAGAAGTACTTGGCACCAACCGACAATGCAATGTCCTGCATCAACTCATGCTTCTTGTAACCAAACTGTGGTGGCTCAATCGCACATAGCTTCAAATTGTTCTTCACCACATTCGCTGCCAACGTATTCACCACGTTCACTGAGCATGGCGCAATAAGCAATAACTTCTTACCCTCTGCAATGATTGGCTTCAACACCGGCTCAATCTGAAGCAAGTTATGTATCTCAGCGTCACTGACCAATACCATCACATCCTCATACACACACTCGTCCTTCTTGTGGTCATTGATGAACAACGGTGAGTAGTACCCACGCTGAACCTTGAACCCATGTGTACTCTCAGCATATGTCTCAGTGGTCTGCGACTTCTCTACCGTCACAATACCATTCTCCCCAATCTCATTGTACACCTTGGCAATAATCTCACCAATAGACTTATCGTTATTTGCCGATATAGTAGCTACATCCAACAATGTCTTCTCCGTCAGTTTGACATGGCGTTTGCTCAACTTCTCCAAGATGTTATTGCCTATGTCCACTATCTCTCGCAACACAATCGTTCTGTTCGTCTCAGAGTCCATCAATTGGTCCCCCGATTTCACAATCGCCTCAGTCAACACAATGGCAGTTGTCGTGCCATCACCCGCTGAGTTCGCAGTCTTGTCCGCTGCCTCTTTAACCATTCTTACCGCAAGGTTCTCTACCGGGTCCATCAGGTCAATAGCTTTAGCTACCGTTACCCCGTCCTTGGTCACAGTGATACCGCCCGTGTGTGAAGGTGACTCTATCAACACAGTGTTACCCCTCGGTCCCAATGTGCTCTTTACCGCACCCGCAATCTTTGAAATACCATTTACTAATTTCTTACGACCTTCCTCGCTGAAGTGCAAGTCCTTTGGTGAATAACCAATTGTACCATCCATCATGTGATTTAATTTAAGTGATGTGCAAATATAAAACCTTTAACATGAAAACCATAATGACATTTCTTTACTTTCCCTATTCTCTCTCTCTCTCTCCTCCTTTATTTATTTTTTTTTATAGTAACAAACTTCTTTTAAAATTGACATTTTTAACATTAATCTTAATAATCAATAAGTTAGAAATAAATAATAAGCATTAAAATAGGTTTAGTAATGTCGATAATAGAACATAAAAATTAGAAAGTATACCAAACCACCCAAAACACAACCCAAAAAAAAAGAGAGCATCGCTGCCCTCTCCAACATATATCCCAAAGAAATACAATGAAATTAGAGATTAACTCTCTAACCCAAGCATACTTTCCCTCATACTCGCACGTACATCCGCCTCTACCATCATACCAATCTTCTCCTCCCGCTTACGTGCCTTCCTCGCATCAGCTGCTGCCTGTATACCCATAGTGCCATCAGGCAAGTTATTTATCAAGCGACCATTCTTTACAGTCAACCCCGGCTGACCTATAAATCCTAATACCTTCTTTTTCATAGAATTGTTTTTACAAAGTTACAAAAAAATATTAGATAAGTAGAGGTTTAGGGGTCTACTGCAAAATACGCAGCGCACCCCCCGTGGGGAAGCCACCCCCTCG